ATACTGTACAAGATTTAGAAATTATAAATGAATAAAAAATGAGTAAAATTAAACCCATTTAGAAGATATTTATATCAAAAGAATTTATGCATTACAGAAAAATTTGGGCAAAAGCTAATGGACCAATACCTGTAGACGAATTAGGTAGAACTTATGAAATACATCATATTGATGGAAATAGGCAGAATAATTCAATAGATAATTTAATATGTTTATCTACACAAGAACATTATGATCTTCACTATAAACAAAAAGATTGGAAAGCTTGCTATCAAATTAGACGTAGACTTAATTTAAGTATTGAAGCACTAAATGATTTAAACTCTAAGTTAAGTGAAAATATGAAAGGAAAGCCTAGTATCACTAAAGGAATGGTATATACTAAAGTTCCTTGCAAATATTGCGGTAAATCTATAGGACATACTGCTAATTTAATTAAGCACGAAAAATCTTGTAAATTAAATCCAAATAGAGAGGTTATTAAAAATAAAAAGGTAGCAGCTGCTAATAGAGGAAAAAAAAGAACAGAAGAGACAAGAAAAAAGATGAGTGATGCAAAAACTGGAATTTTAAAGAGTGAAGAACATAAGAAAAACATATCATTATCAATGATAAATAAACCTTGGACAGAAAATAGAATTTTAGCACAAAAAAATAGAAAACAAATATGAATTTAAAATTAAAACCATTAAACGGAATCATTGTCCTCAAAAAATTAGAAGAGGAAGAACAAATGTATGGAGCCATAGTGTTACCAGATCTTGGAAAAGAGAAACCTGAAATTGGAATTGTAGTAGAAATTTCTGACACTTACAATTGGCATAAAGGAGATTATTATTGGTCTAAAGTAAAAGTAGGAGATAAAGTAGTAATTCCTAAAATGGGATCTATGACAGTATCTCAAGACGGAGAAGATTATATCCTTATTAAAGAAACAGAAATTTTAGCAGTAATCGAAAATAACTAATTATGAGTGTAACTAAAAATGTGTTCGGACAAGAACTAAAAGAAAAACTACTTTCAGGAGTAGAAAAGCTAAATGCATCAGTATCATCAACTTTAGGACCAGGCGGTCGTACAGTGTTGATTAGAGAAGCTAATGGAGAAGTTAAAGTAACAAAGGATGGAGTATCAGTAGCCAAAGCATTTCACAAACTAGAAGATGACATTGAAGATCTTGGAGCTCAACTTGTAAAACAAGTATCTATTAAGTCTGCTAATGAAGCTGGTGATGGTACTACTACTTCTACGCTTATCGCAACTGAAATGATTAAAGCTGGACTTAAAGAAATTAGACAAGGATCTAATGCAGTAGCAATTAAGAAAGAAATCGATAAGATCGTTAGTGAAATAGTAGAAGAAATTAAAAAAGTAGCGATCGATGTATCTACTGAAGATCAAATCAAGCAAGTAGCTACTATTTCTGGTAACAACGATGAAGAAGTTGGTAATCTTATTGCATCTGCTATCGAAGCTGTTGGTCGTGAAGGCATAGTAACTATCGAAGAATCTAAGACAGGAGAAACAAGCCTTGAAATAGTTGAAGGTATGCAATTAGATCGCGGATATAAGTCTCCATACTTCGTTACAAACAATACTACAATGCAAGCAGGACTTGAGAATCCTTATATCTTGCTTTATGATGGTAGGATTTCAACAGCTCAAGAATTGTTGCAAGTGTTGACTAAAGCAAATTCAGAGAATCGACCGCTTCTAATTATTTCAGAAGATATTGGAGACGAAGCATTAGCAACATTGATTGTTAATAAAATGAGAGGCATCGTTCAAGTGTGTGCAGTTAAAGCACCAGACTTTGGAGAAAGAAAGACTTTGATTTTAGAAGATATTGCTATTCTCACTGGAGGTCAAGTAATTTCAAAAGACAAAGGTCATAAGCTTGATAAGATTACCGCTTCTCAATTCGAACAATTCCTAGGATCAGCCAGACTTTCTACAGTTTCAAAAGACGAAACTACTATTGTAGACGGTAAAGGATCAGAGGAAGCAATCGAAGCAAGAGCAGTAGAAATCAAAGAACAGATCGATAACGCAACATCATTCTACGAGAAAGAGAAGCTTCAAGAAAGGCTTGGTAAAATTGTTGGAGGTGTAGCTATTATCAACGTAGGTGGAAACTCTGATATCGAAATTAAAGAAAAGAAAGATCGTGTTGAAGACGCACTTTTTGCGACCAAAGCAGCTCTTTCAGATGGTATCGTACCTGGTGGAGGAACTGCTCTTTACCGAGTAAGTCTTAATCACAGAGAGGAAAGCAACACTAATGTTTCTATCGCAAGGGATATTGTAAGACAAGCAGTGCAAGCACCATTTATTAAAATCTTAGCTAACGCTGGAGTAGAAAATTGGTGGGAATATACTCCTACTGGATCTCCAAATGAAGTTTATGATGCTAAGAATCACAAAACAGTTGACGCTTTCGAAGCGGGAATTATAGATCCAGCAAAGGTGGTAATTACTGCTCTTAAAAACGCAGCCTCAGTAGCAGGAACAATCCTAACTACGGAATCTGTTATTTTTTCTGTAGAAGATAAAAATGACAGTAATAAAAATCCTATGAATGGAATGATGGGAATGTAATTATCACATATTTATTATAGATAGAATTGCTACTCTAACTAGCTATCTATAATAAACTTATTGGTCCATTAAACTTAGGAAGGTTAGAGCTCCTTTGTTTTTTGGACCATTTTTATTTTTATGGATTATAAAAAGATATATGATGAAATTTGTCAAAGAGCAAAAAATGAATTAGAAATAAGAAAAACTAATTCGAAATTATGGAAAAAAACTAATGGAGATTTAGGCGTATACTATGAGGGACATCATATAATTCCTAAGTGTATGGGAGGAAAAGGTTACGCCTATGACTTAAATCACCCAAATATAGCGCCTTTAACTGCTAGAGAGCATTTTTTAGTTCATAGAATATTGGCAAACTTATATTCAAATAATATTAAACTAACAAGATCTTTTTGGGGAATGTGTAATCAAGATAGACATGGGAATAGATACATTCCCAATTCAAAAGAATATGAAGAGGCAAGAATATTGTTTTCTAAAAGTATATCTGGAGATAATCATTTCAATAAAAAACCTGAGAATAGAATAAAGTTAGTGTGGACTAAAGAAAGACGAGATAAGGATTGGAGCGGATGGAAAATGAATGATGAAGGGCGTAAAAAAATTAAAGAATCTTGGACTGAAGAAAGAAAGATTAAACATAAAAAGAATAATCCTGCTAATAGCGATAAGGCCATACAAAAACGTATAGCATCTATGATTGGATCTAATAATTGGAATGCTACTAAGATAGCCCAATATAATATAGATGGGTCTTTTATAAAAGAATACGGATCTATATCAGAAGCTTTAATAGAATTAGGTCGCAATGTGGGAATATCTGCCGTGTGTAATGGAAGAGCAAAAACAGCTGGTGGATTTATATGGAAAAAAGTTTAAAAATAAAGAGCCCTCTTCGGAGGGCTTTTTTAGCATATTTATTGATATAATTTGTAAAAATGAAATCACAACTAAACGAAGTAAAGAAGTTACAAAGATTGGCTGGTATATTGAAAGAAGATCAAAGCGAAGAATTATCACAATTTCCTAGCGGAAAAAAATACCCATCTTTTTCAAATCCATTAGAAGGATTTTCTACTGAATACAAAGAGTTGCTTAAAAAACTTCAAAGAAGTAATGATTCGGATGAAAGAACAATGTTGATAAATAAAATGAATGTTATTAGAAAAAACATGAAACTTAAACCATTAACAAAAGAAGACCAAGGCGAGAGGCCATATAGTCCAGGATCTTCTGACGCTAATGACTGGGATTCTGGTCTTGACATATTAATAAAAAGTCAACTTGATGATAAAATAAAACAGAAAATCATTAGAGAGTTAGAAAAAATGGGAATAGAGGCCGAATTTACAATAGGTAAAAGAACTTACTTAAATATACCATTTGCAGGTGATAGTGAAAATGCTAAATCGGTGTTAGATAAATTAGGAATAAAATACCAATAATAGTATAAAAATAAATAGCCCTCGTAATTGAGGGCTTTTTTATGTCACTTACTTTTTAAATTTCCTAAAGGCCTAAAAATTTATTATATTTATAAAAAATAAAGTTATGTCAAAATACGCGCTAGTTTCTATGATGGGGAACGTTGGTTCTACCACAAATTCTCAAGGCGGTGGTTATGGTCTCATCGCTACAAGAATGGTAAAAGACTACTTTCCTGAAGATCAAGTAGATGTAAACGTTAGTCCTGAAAAATGGCAAGATTACGATGCTCTGTTTATTTGCGAAGGAGTTAATTTTGTTCCTGGATCTTTTAATGTTCCTGGTGGACCACAACCATTACATTATGAAAAGATGAAAGCAGTAGGAAATTATAAAGGCATTGTAAAGTTTATTAATAATGAGTTTGATTTTCAAGGATTTAATAAGAGACTTAAGATAGAAAATCTAAACTTCCCAATAGGCAACTTTGTAGATTTATTTAATTGGTATGGAAATAAAACAAGAAAGTGTGTAATTGGAGATTCTCATGCTTTATCTGTATGGAGACCAAAATTTGCTTTAAATTTTACTCCAGGAAGAACTTTACATGGATTTTTAAAGAGAAATACTCTTGAACAAATCAATGAAAAGTATGATGAAGTAGTTCTTTATTTTGGTAATATTGATCTTAGATTTCATCTAATGAGACAGCAAGATCCAAAATCAGCTACTATAGATTTATTTACTCGATATGTAGAGTTTGCTAAGCAACTTAAAAATGTCACTTTAGCTAACTTAATTCCAGTAGAGCATGAGTCTAGAAAAATACCAGGTACAGGATTATACAAAAAACAACCTTTCTTTGGGACTAGACAAGAAAGAATGGAATTGAGAGACATCGCTAATGGAATAATCAATAACTCAGGACTTAAGACTATTCAGTGGCCAAAAGAATGGGTTGACGAAGACGGTACAAAGATGCTAGATATATTAGAGATGAAGCAATCAGTTCATCTAAAGCCAAAACACTATCCTTTCCTAAACGAAATCATATCATGACGCTCAATGAAAAATATAGAGAATTTGTAAAAGACTATGAGCAAGAATTAGAAGACTTTAAACAAAGCGCAGACAAATACGGAGGACCAGCAGAAAAAGCACTAGCAAATGTATTTAGAAAAATAGCGCATAAAATTTACCCATTAACTATTAAAGAGTGGCTAGATAAAGAACTTAAAGAGGCTATAGAAAGAGACGATTTTCAATATGCTAATGAAATAAAAAAAGAAATAGAAAATACATGTTCATAAACAAAACAAAGGGAGATTCTAACTTAGATCTTGCAAATGGTAGAAGCTTAGAATATTACTTAGATCTTACCAAAGACTATAAACACGACTTTACTTTTACCATTAAAGATGTAGAAGGATTTAAAGTAGTAGATGATGGTGAGTTTCTTTATGGTAGTAAAGCTAAAATGGCAGACTTCTTTATTTCACAAGTCAAAGAGGATGCTATGGTCTACGTAGCGCCGCGTACAGGATACGCCCCGTTCTCACTCTGCTATCTCGCAAAGAAATATAATAAGAAACTATATCTCGTAATGCCAGCGTCCAAAGAAGCTTCTGAGCATCAGAGGACAGCTATCGAATACGGAGGAATTCCAATTTTCTTAAGAATACCAGCAATGCCTACCGCAAACATATGGGCCAAACAGTTCGCTGAAAAGATTGGAGCAAAGTATCTTCCATTCGGTCTTAAGCACGAGATGGTGGTAGCTGGTGGAGTTAGAGTCTTTTACGACAACTTCAAAGACGTGGACATACAAACAATGTGGTCAGTTATGTCTACTGGAGTTTTATCTAGAACGTTACAGATAGCTTTACCTAACACCAAATTTCATGCCGTTGCTGTTGCTAGAAACATTCAAGACGGAGAACTCGGTAGAGCTAAATTTTACACTCACTCAAAGCCTTTCTTAAAAGAAGCCAAGATCATACCACCATTTGATTGTATTAGAACTTACGATGCAAAAGGTTGGGAGTTGCTAAAAGAAAATGGTAAGCCTGGAGATTGGTTTTGGAATGTAGCAGCAAATATGCCTAAACCAAGTCTTAAAGTAGAAGACGTAGATTCTGATAGGGTTTGGGGTGACCACAAGGATATGCAACAATATATCAAATAATTTTAGTAAATTAGCGTTATGAATATATTAGAAGAAGCAAATAATATAGTAAACAAGCGATCAGAAGAAAAGTCTCGTATGTACGGACCCTTTTCAGAAGGCATGGATCGCGCAGCTATGATCATGAGAGGCATGACTGGCAAAGACATTACTGGAGAAGACATGTACGCAGCTCTAGTCGCCTTAAAGCTATCAAGACATTCCTATAATTACAAAGAAGATAACCTCTTAGATGCAGTTGCATATTTAGGAGCATTAGATAATCACATAAAAGAAAAACAAAATGACGTTAAGTAACGAATTTCAACCGATTAGAGACTGGGCACAAGAACGCGGAATTTATGAAAAGGGAGACGCAAAGACACAGTACATTAAATTGCAAGAGGAAGCCGGAGAATTGGCTAAAGCAATCCTAAAGAACGATAATGTTGAGTTTATTGATGCTATTGGAGATTGCGTAGTAGTTCTTACAAATCTAGCTAAACTTAAAGGCTACAATATTGAAGACTGTATTAATGCAGCTTATGATGTTATTGCAAAAAGAAAAGGCACGATGGTTGGCGGCACATTCGTAAAAGAATCTCTGTAATTCATGGCGCAAAATATAAAAGAAGTTGTGGCTCTTAGAGAGGCAAAACAGAAAAAGCTAGATAAAGTTTTCATGAATATAACTAAAGAGGTAGCTACCCTATCTCACTGCGTTCGATTTAAAGTCGGCGCAGTTTTAGTTAAAGAAGGCAACATAATTTCAATGGGATATAATGGCACCCCAGCCGGTATGGATAACTGCTGTGAAAGAGACGATGTTACTCTACCACATGTGATCCACGGAGAAGTTAATGCAATTCTTAAAGCAGCTAAAACAGGAACTTCCGTAAATGGTGGAACTTTATATCTAACCCTGTCTCCATGTCTTGATTGCTCGAAACTTATTTTACAATCAGGAATAAAAAGAGTTGTATATTTGACAGCATACCGAAACTTAGAAGGAGTAGACTTTTTAAAACAATTCATTACAGTAGAGCAATATGATACAAAATAACCGTTTTAAGACACCAACCGCGGCATTCGAACTAGCATATCACTATATTAATAAACATGGTGATCTTTTTGCTGGAACCAAAGCAATATTCAATAGTTCTTTCACTGTTGAGAATCCACTAGAAAAAGTAATTATTACGCCAGCTAGAAAGTTCAATAAAGAGTATTCTGATTACGAATGGGATTGGTATCTTAAAGGAGATAGAGATGCTTTAGAAATATCTGAAAAAGCAAAGATCTGGAAACAAATGTTTGTAGAAGGTACTACTGAGGTTAATTCTAATTATGGATATTTCTGGAATAAGAATAATCAATTAGACCGAGCTATAGAAGAGTTAAAAACTAATCCTAATTCTCGTAGAGCTATCGTTGTACACTATGACATAAACGAGTTAGATAGATACAAATATGATACTCCTTGTAATGATGTACTTAATTTCTATGTACAAAATGGTAAACTAGAGCTTACCGTATTTGCTAGATCTATAGATCTTTGGTTTGGCTTTTGCAATGATCAGTACTGTTTTTCTAAACTGATGGAATTAGTTGCAAATAGATTAGATTTACCTGTAGGTAAAATGCATTGGTTTATAACAAATCTCCACATATATGAGCGACATTTTAACAAGTTTTAAAGAAGAGCTAATACTGCTTGACAGGAATCACTTAGAAGAAAAGTTAGATCATCTATTCACTAAAAAGTACAATCGCTTTCAATGGTGGAGAAGATATCACGACGTGCAAGAACTCGAAGAAAAAGCACCGATGATGAGAAAGATACTTAACGGTGATTACGATTACCCAAGTTACTTTTATCAAGCTCAACATGAAGTCTATAGAATGTCCGATGAGGTAGAAAATATGCCTTATGGAGAAGACCGAATAGATCGCATCAATCTCTATATGGAGCGCTACAGGAGACTCATGGAAGACTCACATAAAGAAGAAGATAAAAGATTCAATGCATTAAAGAAAAGACTGTCCAAAGAGTTTAAAATGACTAAGGAAGCGATTGAAGATCTAATGGAAGACTTTGATGGAACAATAGAAGACTTATATTTATACTTACTAAACCAAAAAAATGAAAAGAGTAATTTATGTTAGTGCTCCTTGGTGCGGACCTTGTGGAGCTTTTAAACCAATTTTGAAAGAAGTAACTGCAGAATTAGGAATCCCAGTAGAATATATTGATGTAGATACAAATCCTGAGATTGCTGAACAATACGGAATTAGAGCTGTTCCTACAACCATATTTTTAAATGAAAACACAACAATTTTTAAATATAGTGGAGCAATGACTAAATCTCAACTAAAGTCTAATTTGATGGGATAAGATATTTATTGGTAAAGATTGCATGAGGTTACTTTTATCTTCTTTACTAGTATTATCGTTCTTATTTTCAAATTCTCAAGACACCGTTAGAATTAAACATACTGAATACACAACTGTATTTTCTAAGTCATTAAAATATCCAGTATTAGTTCAATGGTGGACTACAAAAGCTAAAGTAAGTTGTGCAGCTCCTCTAAAAAGAGTAGATAGCTTTGGACCAGATCCAATGCTATTTTCTGAAACTAACCTATTAGCTGATTATAAAGGATCCGGTCTCGATAGAGGTCATGTTACTCCAGCTGCAGACAATCTTTGCAATGGACCAAAAGTAATGGCTGAGTGTTTCTATTTTACAAATATGATTCCGCAATATCATGCTCTTAACGCGGGAGATTGGAAAACTTTAGAAACCTTAACAAGAACTATAGCGGCAGAAAAAGATTCTGTAATGGTTTGGGCAGGTGCAATAGGAGCTCAATCAAAAATAGGAAGAGTCTCAGTTCCTGTAAAATGTTGGAAAGTCATATACGTAAAAAAGGATAAAGCTTATCACTGCTACGTATTTAACAACATTGTAGAAAAACAGACAGGACTTGAATCAAAAAAAGTGACAATAGAAGAAGTGAAAAGATTAACAGGATTCACATTTGCACTATAAAGATAAATTGTTTATTTTCATCATATTGTTTTAATTTTATTGATAACTACTGTTATGGCAAAGAAAAAAGTCGCTGTTAAGACTCCTGTTACTACTTGGTCATTGAATCCTGTATTCATTAGATATCGACTTAAAAAAACTAACACTAGGTTTTATTTCTTGCCTACAGTTGTATTTATTCATAATCACGATGAGAATTTTTTTGATCACTGTACTTACGATTACTGGAAAGTAATTTTTAAGTTCGCAATATTTGGAATAGGCATCTCTCTAAACAAAGATGTTAATTTCTAAAATAGTTCTTTAACTTATGGGGGTATCTTGGTATTGATTGTCATGAGAATGGTAGTACCACATGCAGGCGTTTGGTAGAGTCGCCTTAGAAAACTGCAAACAATAACTGACGAAATGTCAACAATGACCTTCGATGACGTAATGTCTTTCGTAGGCGCCGACTACGCTCTAGCAGCCTAGTCCGCATCGGGTGAGTAACCTAGGAACAGAACTACTCCGAGCGCTCACGATCGACTCGTAAAATAAGGACCGTGGATTATGGCATTCCTGTTTGGGCCATGTAATCAAACTGGTGGTGGACCCCGACCTATACGGTTGGCCTCTTACGGTGCAGCGAAAGCAGTACTAAGCATGTGATACGCTGGTATTATTGTTACTTGGCAAGACATCGGTTCGAATCCGATTACCTCCACCAAAAAGAAAAGTCATATTATGTATGACTTTTTTATTATATTTATATTCTAAAATAGCAGTTATGGAAATTAAATTCGCAGACAGTTTTTTTGAAAGTCTTAAGACATTAAACAGACATCAAACTTGGTGGTATAAGACTTATAGGTTTTTTACGTACAATCTCCCAGAATTTTTTAAGAATATTTATCGATTCAGAAAAGAATTATATCAACATCGTTGGTGGGATTATGCGTTTACATTATCCGTATTTAAAAGATCTTTAGAAATCCAGTATAAAGGTATGGAAGAAAATGGATACGAGAATAAAAAAACTCTTCATAAAAAGCTCTTAAAAATGAAAAGAGCTATAAAGATTTTAGAAAATAGAGAAAAAGATGCGTATATAGAGTTAGCTGAACAGCAACTAGGTAAACTTCATGATTGGCATATTGTATGTGATAATCTTACTGAAGATGAACATGATCATAATAGAAATATATATGCATTAGCACATGAGCTAGAAAAACAAGATTGGAAAGAATTTTGGCAAATACTTGAAGGTCAAGACTACGAGTCTTACGATAAAGAAAAACATGGAGATTTTGATGATTGGTATGATGGTAGTGGAATTTTAGGTTGGTGGGACTAAAAAGATAAAACACTAAATTATGATAGGATTCATTATATTAGCAATAGCATTATTAGCATCTTTATGTTGGCTTTGGGCTGGAGGTATAGACTATATGAAAAAAAATCACCCAGATTATAAAGGCGAAGACTTTCTAGATTGGAAGATCACAGAAGAAGAAAAAAAAGACATATTATAATAATTAAAACATGCAAAAACAACAGCAGCTTAACATCACAGTAGATAAAACAACAGAAGTAGTTTGTGAACATTGCGGATCTAACACTTTTACTGAAGGAATGTTTCTTAGAAAAGCCAGTAAGTTTTTAACAGGTCAAGCTCAAGATTCAATTATTCCAGTACCTACTTTTATTTGCGCGCAGTGTGGTAAAGTTAATGAAGAGTTCACAATAAAACAACTATAATGTATAAAAAAGAAGGCAAGGTTACGATATATGATAAAAATAATAGTAGAACGGTCGTAAAGACCGATTCTATTGTAGATGGCGTTATAGATAAGCTTATTAGTAGAGCTGTAGTGGGAAAGAAAAAGTACGGTGTTACTCTTGATAGAAATGACCTTAGCCTAAGTGATTGGTTGACACACCTTCAAGAAGAATTAATGGATGCAGTGAATTACATTGAAAGAATTAAAAAGGTTGTCGATGGCGAAAAAAGATCAGATATCAATTAATTATACGTATCAGAAGTCTGTATCATTTAGTCAATACTCTATGTACAGCTCCTGTCAATATCAGTGGTATCTTGCTTATGTAAAAAAGCAGAAGATATTCAAACCAGGAATCCATCTTTTGTATGGTACTAGTTTACACGAAGCCTTACAAGAATTTCTTAGATTGATGTATGATGAGTCAATCAAAGCAGCAGAAGAAATGGGACTGTCAGAGTATTTCCAAGCAAGAATGCTAGAAAATTATAAGAATGATCTTGATCAAAATAACAGCGAACACTATTGCACCAAAGAAGAATTCAAAGAGTTTATAGAAGACGGTTTCGCTTCTCTAGAGTGGTTTAAAAAACATAGATCAAAGTATTTCTCAAAGAAAGGCACTAAACTTGTAGGAATAGAGATTCCAATTTTGCAATCTATTACTGAGTATTCTCCAAATGTATTTCTTCAAGGGTATATAGACTTTATTCTTTATAACGAGAGTGATGATTCTTATACCATATATGACATTAAAACAAGTACTAGAGGCTGGTCAGATAAAGAAAAGAAAGATCAGACCAAAATCAATCAGATCTTGTTTTATAAGAAGTTTTATTCCAAAGCTCTAGAAGTACCAGAAGATAAGATCGATGTCAAATTTTTTATCATTAAGAGAAAGATCTACGATAAAGCTGAATTTCCTATCCCAAGAGTGCAGGAGTTCGCACCAGCAAACGGAAAGATTAAAGTTAAGAAAGCATTCGAGAGTTTAGAGAACTTTGTTAAAGAGTGTTTTACGCCTGATGCTAAGTACAATATGGAAAGAGTATATGAAAAAAACTCAAAAAGTTGTAAATATTGCCCATACTCTGATAAACCAGAGCTTTGTAACAAGTCTAATTAAATATTTTTAAATATATGTAAATTTATTGTATTTATAGATATTTATTAGAAAACATCTATGCAACATGCAATAAAAAGAACTATCACTTCGGTTAAGATACCGGAGAACTTATACGAAGACTTTAAGATAATGTCAGTAAGATCAAAGATTAATCTACAAGAGATAGTAGAAAGAACTATTTTTATGTATATCACAGATCCTAACTTTAGACAAAAGATTCACGAAAAATATAGTACATATTACACAGGATCTGACATAATCAACGCAATCAAATAAATAAAATACATAATGAATAACGGTTACATCGAAAAAGACAAAAGGAAAAAGATTCTCCTTCTTTGTGATGACATTCGTATGACTTCTGGAATCTCTACAATGGCAAGAGAGATCGTCATAGGTACATCAGGACATTACAATTGGATTAATGTAGGAGGCGCAATGCAACATCCTGAAGCTGGCAAAAGATTGGATGTTTCTCAAGACACATCTAATGTAGCAGGAATTACAGATGCTTCTGTATATCTCTATCCTACAAATGGATATGGAAGTCCTGAATTGATTAGACAATTGATAGACATAGAAAAGCCAGATGCTCTAATGATGTTTACAGATCCTAGGTATTGGGTGTGGTTGTTTCAAATGGAGAATGAGATTAGAAAAAAGATGCCTATCATCTATTTAAATATCTGGGATGATTTTCCTGCGCCTCTTTATAACGAAGGATATTACGAGTCTTGCGATGCTTTGATGTCTATTTCAAAACAAACAAAACTTATTAATGAATTAGTACTAGGAGAAAAAGCAAAAGATAAAGTGCTTTCTTATGTTCCTCATGGAATTAATGAGAAGCATTTTTATCCTATTAACGAATTCATGAAAGAAGATCAAGAAAAGCTAGAAGAGAAAAAGAAAAAACTATTTGGTAAAGATAATCCAGAGTTTGTGGTTTTCTATAACGCAAGAAACATTAGAAGAAAATGTACTTCTGATCTAATAGCAGCATACGCATTATTTTGTGATTCAATAGGAAAACAAAAAGCTAAGAAATGTGCACTACTTCTACATACTCAACCTGCTGATGAAAATGGTACTGATCTAAGAGCTGTTATCGAATTGCTTTGTGATCCAGAATATCAAAAAGTATATTTCTCAGAAGAAAGACTTGGAGTAGATGGTATGAATATACTCTATAACATAGCTGACGTAACTGCACTAGTTTCATCTAACGAAGGTTGGGGACTTAGTCTTACTGAGTCAATGATGGCAGGAACTATGATTATCGGAAATGTAACTGGAGGAATGCAAGATCAGATGAAGTTCTTAGATAACAAAGACGAGTGGTTTACGCCGTCTAAAGAAATTCCTTCTAATCATTTTGGAAGATACAAAAAACATGGAGAGTGGGCAGTACCTGTTTTCCCAACAAACATCAGTATCGTTGGATCTATTCCTACTCCTTATATCTATGATGATCGTTGTGACTTTAGAGATGTAGCAAAAGCAATAGAAAACATATATAGTCTAAGTTCAGAAGAAAGAAAAGCCAAAGGATTAAAAGGAAGAGATTGGGTAACTTCACAAGAATCTATGATGAGTGCTAGAATGATGTGTGAAAATGTAGCAAAGACCGTAGATACAACATTTGAACAGTTTAAACCAAGGAAATCTTTCGAACTTATAAAGACAGAAAAATTACAAAGAAAATCAATTAAACATCCATTAGTATATTAATATGAAACAATATTGTGTAATATCAGCACCAGTTGATACATATTCAGGTTACGGTAGTAGAGCTCGAGATTTAGTAAAAGCTATTCATGAACTAAAAGGAAATGATTGGCAAATTGAGATACTTAGTCAAAGATGGGGATCAACTCCATGGGGATATATAAAAGATCATAGTGAATCTTGGGGATTTATAGAACCAATGATTAATAAAACAGGACAGCTACATAAACAACCTGATGTTTGGATGCAAATTACCGTTCCTAATGAATTTCAACCCGTAGGAAAGTACAACATCGGATTCACTGCTGGAATAGAAACTACGATATGTGATCCTAGTTGGGTAGAAGGAGTAAACAGAATGAATTTAACTTTAGTTTCTTCTAATCACGCTAAACAAGTATTTCAACAATCTACATTTCAACAGCAAGACGATAGAGGTCAAGTAATAAAACAAATTAAGCTAGAAAAGCCAGTAGAAGTTTTATTTGAAGGAGTAGATCTAAACAAGTATTTTGAAATACCTAATGAAGATTTAGAAGAGACAGATCTAGTATTAGAGCTAGATGAAATAAAAGAAGAGTTCTGTTATTTAGTATTCGGTCATTGGTTACAAGGAGATCTTGGTGAAGATAGGAAAAACATCGGAGGAACTATTAAATTGTTCTTAGAAACATTCAAAGATAAGAAGAGTAAGCCAGCATTGCTTTTAAAAACATCTGGCGCTGGATGTAGCATTTTAGATAGGAATGCAATTTTAGAAAAAATTGACGCAATAAAGAACTCCATTGACTCAAAAGATCTTCCTAGTATTTACTTGTTGCATGGAGATATGGAAGACTCTGATGTTAACAATTTATATAATCATCCTAAAATTAAAGCGATGATATATCTTGGACATGGAGAAGGATATGGTAGACCTCTTTTAGAATTCAGTGTTCTTAAAAAACCAATCATTGCCTCAGGTTGGTCAGGTCATATAGATTTCTTATCTAAAGACTATACATGTTTAGTATCAGGAGAAATAAAACAAATTCATGCTTCATCAGTAGTTCAAAATATGATTATCCCAGAATCTGGATGGTTTTACATTGATGAAAAGAAAGCTCAAACTTACATAAAAGATATATACGAAAAATATGACAAGTATGTAACCATTGCAAAAAGGCAATCTCATAAGAGTAAAACTGAGTTTTCTTTAGAGAATATGAAAGATACTTTAGTTCCATATTTGAACGCAGTTCCTAAAGTAGAAGCTTTAAAACTACCAACTCTTAAAAAAATAGAACTTCCAAAGCTTCAACCAGTAAAATAAATTTTTATGACATCTAGAGATTTTGTAATTTGGCTAAAAGGATTCACAGAAGCTTGTAACGATTACACTGCCACACCAAAGCAGTGGGATCGTATCAAGGAGATTTTAGACAATGTAGAAGATTACGATGATAATCCTGGAATAGACATAGAAATAGACGATTGGCATCCTGAAAACCCAGGAGCATTTAGAGATCAATTTAAATGGCCAGGAAGTCTCTCAGGGACAATCACCGCATCAGGCAGTATCTCAGTTCTTAATAACGGAGTAACTAATGGAACAACTACTGTGTGGAACGATAAAATGGGAAATTGGCACTACACAAACTATCCTGAAGGATTCGGATATTTTACCAATAGTACAGCTAATTCTAAAAAAGAAAAACAACAATTAAATGACTAACGATAAATTAACAGACTGTCCTCACTGCAAACAGATTGGCGCAGTGTATACTACTCCTATAAATGAATTTCACAATTCTTACCTATGTCTTGGTTGTGGTTACCAAACTAATGATCTAATGGTTGAAGGAGAGTTTGACTTTGAAGAATATGAATTAGAACTTCCAAAGTTGTATATCGATGTTAAAAAAGTAGATGATGATAAAAAAGTATGGTATCCTAATGTAATCAATATTCTAGATAAAGGCACGGTATTTCTTAATGGAACTTGCGCAGAAGATGTTGAATGGAGTGCAATATTAAATGTAGAATTGTCTAAAGAAGATAAAAAAAATCCAAGGTTTAAAGGAAAGACTCACAAATCAGATTCTAACACTCTTACAAATTTTGGAAAAGATTATCTTGCTGCGATTGAATACATAGGAATAGAACTCTAAAATAAAAAAATGGTTACAATATCTTACTGCATCACCGCATGCAATGAACATGAAGAGTTAAGCAAATTACTCCATATCCTAAAGCAAAAGATTAATCCAGAAGATGAAATCGTGATCCAGGTCGACTCTGTTAATGTAACTAATGAAGTACTTAACATTGCAGAACAGACTGTCTCATCTGCTTCTAATGTCAAACTGGTTAAGTTCCCTCTAAACAAAGACTTTGCTTCTTTCAAGAACAACGCAAACACATATTGCACCAAAGATTTTATCTTTCAAATAGATGCAGACGAGTTTCCTGACGATGTTCTTTTGGAGAATATTTACACTATAATAGAATCAAATGATCAAGTAGATCTATTTGTTGTACCAAGAAAGAATACCGTAGAAGGACTAACTCAAGAGCATACACAAAAATGGAGATGGCAAGTTAATGAAAATGGTTTAGTTAACTGGCCAGATTACCAAACTAGGATATACAAAAGAAATAGAGACATCAGATGGCAAAGAAGAGTACACGAGTATGTTTCAGGATATAAAAGAATGAGTTATCTCCCTGACATAGAAGATATGAATCTTTGCTTACATCATCCTAAAACAATAGAAAGACAAGAAAAACAAAACAAATTTTATGAATCTATATAAAGACACAAAATATAAAAAAATACTAGTATTTGGTGGAGCTGGAATGCTTGGTACATCTTTGCAAGAAATAAAATATGATGGAGACATTATAATAACCGATAAAGAATTCTCAAATATCTATTGCGATATAAGAGATATAAAGAGTTGTAATGAAATAGTCGAGAGATATAATCCAGATATAATCTTTAATTTTGCAGCATTAGTAGATTTAGAATATTGTGAAATGCAAAAAGACGATTGCTATTTAACAAATACTATATCCGCTTTACATCTATTTAATTTAGCGAAAGACAAAAATATTCCATATGTTTTTATTAGCACAGCAGGAATATTTGGAAATGATAAAGAATTTTATACTGAAGAAGATATTCCTAATCCTCTTAGTACATATGGAAAAAGTAAATATTATGTAGAACAAGCACTACTAAATCAAGAGTATGAAAAGTATTGGATATTTAGAGCAGGTTGGATGATGGGATCAGGACCAAAAAAAGATAAAAAGTTTGTAAATAAAATAATGAAGCAAATTAGTTTAGGAGCCAAAGAACTATTTGTGGTAGAAGATAAATTAGGAGTTCCGACTTATACAAAAGATTTTTCAGAATCTATTTTAAGACATATACAAGAAGAACTACCTTTTGGATTATACAACATGGTTAGTCAAGGAGAAGCAAGTCGATATGAAACAGCGATCGTAATAAATGAATATCTAAACTTAGGACTCAAGATACATAAAGTAGAAAGTGATCATTTTAAAGAAGAATATTTTGCTCCAAGACCTTATTCAGAAAAATTGATTAATAAATCTCTAAATGATTTAGATAGAAATTACATGAGAAATTGGAAAGTGTGTTTACAAGAATATTTAAACAAACACTACAAATGAATAAAATACCCATAGCGAGATTATGGCATAAAAAAGGAAAGTTAGAGTATTTTTGCATTCAACAAATGATAAAAACTTTTCCTGATATAGATTTCGATTGGCATATAGTTTTACATTCACCAAATCATATAGATGAGTGGTCTAAAAAAATAGACGAACTACCCATAAAAACCACTTGGTTTCTACTGAAGACATGATAAATTACGCAAAAGATTGTGGATATATCACCAATGATTTTGATGCTAAAATACCTAATTTTGTACATTTTTATCACATAATTATATTTCACTATTTAAGAAGAGTACTAAGATATGATTATGCGTTAGCCTACGAATACGATATAATCTTTAATTCAGATAATTTAGAGGAATTAGAAAACTGTATTAAAAATAAAATTCCTTTTGGAATATGCGAACCAGCAAATTCACATTGTGATAAGGCACTATTAAATCAAATAAATAATCTTTTTGCAACTGATATATCCAATATTACTCCTTATTTTGAATACGGAATTAATGCTGGTTTTCAAGGCATGAATTTAAAATTATTCGACAATTTTATGAATCCTTCTATGTTTATAGATTTTTTAAATTGTTTTGATTTCTCAGGAATATACAAAGAAGATGGATCAGAAAAAACAGGATATGAAAGAACGATTATAGATACACAAGAGCAATCGTTTCACTCTTTATTAAATAGGTTATTTAGTGATAATTTTTACTTATTGAATCCTAAGACCTATTATTTTTATCCTTCTTATCTTGATCTAAGTATTCAACAAAAATCAAAAGTATTACATTATTTTGGACATACTAAACCAAAAGAAATGATTGATTTTATAGAAAATAAATTAGTATATTTCAATAATAAAATAGCATAAATATGAACAAAAATATCGATCTTTTTAAAGTATTCATGTCTCCAAATGCTGGAGAAGAGGTTAAAAAAGTTTTAAATAGCGGATACATAGGTCAAGGAGAAAAAGTTAGTGAATTTGAAAGCAAACTAAGAGATTACATTGAATCAGACAGAATTCTAACACTTAACTCAGGCACATCAGCTCTTCATTTAGCTTTACATTTATTAAAAAAACCTAAGAGTAATATCAAAGCAGATGGATATTCTAGCTATGAATTAAATTGGCCTGGTTTAGAAGATGGAGACGAAGTATTAACTACTCCATTAACTTGCACTGCTACTAACTGGCCAATATTAGCAAACAATCTTAAAATAAAATGGGTAGATATCGATGAGAAAAATCTTAATATGGATCTAGATGATTTAGAAAGAAAGATTGGACCTAAAACAAAAGTTATAATGGCTGTACATTGGGGAGGATATCCTATAAATTTAGATAAACTAAAAGATATTCAAAATAAAGCTTATGCTCTATATGGTTTTAAACCTGCTATAATTGAAGATGGTGCTCATTCATTTGGAACAGAGTATAAAGGGAAAAAACTAGGAAATCACGGAAATATTGTGATGCATTCTTTACAAGCTATTAAACATATCACAGCAATCGATGGAGGTTTATTAATACTTCCTCATCAAGATCTATACAATAGAGGAAAATTGCTTAGATGGTACGGAATTGATAGAGATGGAAATAGGAAGGACTTTAGATGTGAAGCTGACATAGAAGAGTGGGGATTCAAATTTCATATGAATGATGTTAATGCTACAGTAGGAATAGAAAATTTAAAGCACGCAAATGAAATCATAGAAAAACATAGATCAAATGCAGCTTTTTATGATGAAAATCTAAAAAACGTTAAAGGATTAACTCTATTAGAAAGAAATCCAGATAGCAAATCTTCTTTTTGGATATATAGTCTACTTGTTGAGAATAGAGTTGGATTTTATAAGCATATGAAAGATTGCGGAATTATTGTATCACAAGTACATGAAAGAAATGATAAACACACATGCGTAAAAGATTATAGAACTGGACTTCCTACTCTAGAAAGAACAATAGATAAAGTCGTATCTATTCCAGTAGGTTGGTGGGTAACTGAAGATCAAAGACAATATATCGTAGATTGCATTAAAAAAGGATGGTAATGGATTTGCGTTTCGATTCTATAACTACGATAGATCTACCTTTTATAAACAAAACTAGAAATACGTACTGTGAAGATTTTTTGCATGATAGTAGAAAATTTAATTTATTAGAAACATATGAATGGTATTATAAAACAAAACCTGATTTTTGGATTATCTTTGAGAATAAAGAAAGAGTTGGATATTTTAGATTATCTAACTATTCTAAAGAGAATAAAAACATCTATATAGGCGCAGATATAGCCCCTGAGTATAGAGGAAAAGGATATGCTAAATTTGCGTATAGTAAATTTATTCCTTTTGTTTTTGAAAATTATAATGTAAATAAAATAAGCTTAGAAGTACTATGTAATAATGAAATAGCGATATCTCTCTATAAAAAATTAGGATTCATATATGAAGGTACTAAAAGAGAAGAAATCTATAAAAAAGATAAGTACGTAGATTCTATAATAATGTCAATTCTAAAAAAAGAATACTATGCCAATATTTTGGAGAATATATAATAATGATCTTACCCCAGTTTTTGAAACTTCTGCATTAGGTTTTCCTATTGAAGATCCCTCTTACATACCAGATGAGTATTTAGAGAATAGAAAATTTATAGTATATAGAACGTGTCATTCGATAGGAGATTGGGGAATAATATCCGCAATGCCCAAACTATTGAAAACAAAATATCCAGATTGTAAAGTTTATGCGCCTTCTACAAAGCTTATACAAAATATGTTCGGTAATTTTACTAATTGGAATCACTGGAATAATCCATTCCAAAATGCAGAGTTAGTATTTAAAAATAATCCTTACGTTGATGGTTTTATAGATAATATAGACGATGAAGTTTTTCATGATCATTATAGAATATATGATACGGAAAATGTAGAAATTCCTTTGATAAAACAAATGCTAAAATTTTGGCAGTTTTCAGAAGAAGAGATGGAAGATTGTTTACCAGAACTATATTTTTCTCAAGAAGAAAAAGATTTAGGAGATAGCGTAATATCTCAACATTTTAAAAATCAAAGTTTTGGAACGCTGCTTCTTACCAACACAGTAAAAGAATATTATTCAGATCAAATAAATAATCTTCTATTAGAAGAGACTAGTAAGTATCAAGATCTACCTTATTTTTATTACGGATCAAAATCCATTACTGATACTATATTCAAAGATTTAAAATATGTAGATTTTAAAAGTTTAAACTTACCTATTAGAATACAGTTGTATATAAAAACAAAAGCGATGGTGAATATAGGATATCAAAGTGGAGTAAATGATTCTGTATGTAGATATTCAAAAGTTATTTGCACACCTTCTACAGGAAATATTGGAGCAGACTATTTACCAGCTATCACCTATAAGAAAAGTTTTACAATCTAGAATAAAATAGTTAAATTGCATCTATATGGCAAATGGAATATATAAAATAACAGAAGACTTTGAAAAAGCTTTATCAGATTATACAGGCGCTCCATACGTTGTCACCGTAGATAATCAGTCTAATGCGCTATTTTTATCTTTAATGTATGAAAAAGTTAATAACCTAGAGATAACTATACCATGTAGAACTTATCCATCAGTACCTTGTGAAATCATCCATGCAGGAGCTCATGTTAAGTTTCATGAAGTAGAAGGAAAAACTATCAAAGGCGCTTATCAGCTATATCCTACTAAAGTTTGGGATAGTGCTTTACGTTTTACTTATGGTATGTACAAGAGTAATACTCACATGTGTATTTCTTTTACTGGTCCTTATAAGCACTTTAAACTCTCAAAAGGCGGAGCTATATTAACAGATAATGAAGAAGCTTATAGTTGGTTTAAAAGAGCTAGATATAGTGGTCGTAGAGAGTGTTCTTATCATGAAGATCATTTTGACATGTTAGGATGGAATTTTTATATGATGCCAGAGTTAGCAGCAAGAGGTTTACTTTTAATGAATCAGTTTTATACATCAAAGGGTAAACCAAAACATAACAAAGATTTAGAACTTCCATATCCAGATTTATCAAAGTTTTCTATTTACACTCAAAAACAAAGTATATAAAAATGCAACCAACTATATCTATAATAATTCCTACTAGAAATAGAAAACAACTTCTTTATAACACACTACACAATATAATTAATAATTTTTCATTATTGAATTATGAAAATTATGAAATCATAGTAGTGAATAGCGGATCTGAAAACATTTCAGACTTAAGTATTTTAGATAAAGTTAAAATTTATTCTTATAAAGATAGGTTGTATCCTGGTATAGCAAGAAATATTGGGG